TAAATTATCAGTTTAGATAATCACTATATTAGCTTTCTTTTTCAACCCCTAAAAAACACACCATGAACGACACAGACTTCGGCTACGATGATGGCTTCTCTGACTTTGTAAACGAGCTAACAAATGACAAAGCAAATGAAAAAGCTTGCAGTATAGATAATCCTGATTGTGAAGGATGTGGTAGTTAAAAACTTGTAATATGAAAGCCCAAAAGTCTAAAGTAAACGAAGCGGGAAACTATACAAAGCCTGGAATGCGTAAGCGTATATTCAATAGAATAAAGGCAGGCAGCAAAGGTGGAAACTCTGGGCAATGGTCTGCTAGAAAGGCACAGATGTTAGCGAAGGCTTATAAGACCGCTGGAGGCGGGTATAAAGACTAATGGCAATTAAGAAATCACAAGAGTCCCTAAGAAGTTGGACTAAGCAAAAATGGAGAACCTCTGATGGAAGTAAATCAGAAGGTAAGAAACGTTATTTGCCTGATGCAGCATGGAAGGCACTGAGCCCAGCAGAAAGAGCAGCAACTAACAGAGCGAAAGCAAAGGGTAACAAGTCGGGTAAGCAATTTGTAGCACAGCCTAAAAAGATTGCCTCAAAAGTAAAGGGTTATAGGTCTTATGTAGATGGAGGTATGGTTACCGACCCCCCGACTAGGCCTAATACTGCTGCAAAGTCTGACACGTTAAATACAATGCGTGGACCAGGATCACAAGAGATTTTACGTAGACAACAATTTAAAGAGTCAACCTTTAATCCTAAAGCAGTGTCTCCTGCGGGTGCAAAGGGGCTAGGACAAATTATGCCTAGTGTAAAAGCCGATGCTGTTAAAGCAGGAATTATAAAGGAGACTGATAACTTATTTGATCCTGAGATAAACAAGAAGGTGCAGCAGTGGTATATGGAGGATTTGTATAACGCGTCTTTCATTAATAAGCCTAACCAAGACAATAAGATACGTTTAGCTAAAACACTTGCAGCGTATAATTGGGGGCGTGGAAACATGTCTAGTTATCTTAATAAAGTGAAATCACAAGGTGGTGATATCTATAAGTCATTAGATTGGGTAGAGGGTTTACCGCTAGAGACTCGTGACTATGTACAAAAAATACTATTGAAAGAAAATCGTAACTTTGAAGAACAGATAAAAAAAACATCTAAATGAAAGCAGTAAGGAAGGTCTATGAAAAAGGAGGCGAAGTTAGAGATAACAACGGAAATTTATTATCCGCTAATGACGTTCGTAAGTTGAGAACATATGACTCAGGCGCGACAGGTACATCACCTTCAAATTCAGCTAGAGATTATGAAAAGAAATCTGTAGTTGCCCCTACGCCTAAACAATTTCTAAATCAGACTACAGAAAAGGAGCTAATTAAAGCTTTGAAATCTAGTGAGCCTAATGGAAATTGGAGAAATCTTACAGGTAAAAAACTAATATCAGCAGCTAAAACTAAAGGAGTTTATCAAGAAGGCCGCCAGGCCGCTGTCGCTGTATATCGTAAGAAATACGGAGAAGGTTTACAGAAATAATAAAAGGGAGGTTTTTAGCCTCCCTTCTTTTTTAATTATTGCCTAGTATCTACCGAGCCATATAAAGTGATTAACATCAAGTCACCTGTTTTCTTGTGACGTTCACCCGAAATATACAATTGTCTGCCATCTAGCATGTTGTATATATCAAATTCTACCACAGCGCCTTGAGTTAATAAACCCTCCGAGTGTTTCTCCCATTGCGATTCAGTTACTACATCAACGTAAAAGCTATCCGCTGCTAACGTAAAATCAAAGTAGTCCTGCTGAATGTACGTTGCTTGCAATTCATTAATAGCAGAAGCTTTATAGCTCACACCATTCACTTTTACTTCTTCTTTAAATTGAGCGAAAGCTTGACTCCCCAGGCATACCGCTAATACAATCATTAATTTTCTCATAGTAATTGGTTATTTATTTGATATCAAGTAACGATATCAACATGATATAAACAAATTAAATGGTTAAGTTTTTTATACTATTTTTGTAACACACTTAATTTCAATTCATTATGAGCGATTTAGAAAGAGCTGCAGAAGCATTAGGCATTCAAATAAGCGATGACCCTAGTACTTTTGACTCAACGCAAACAGAAGAGCCTCAGCAAGAAGTTCAAGAATCAGTACAAGATGAGCCGCAACAAGAAGTTGAATCGGCTCAAGAACCAGTACTAGATGAGCCGCAAGAGGATACTGCTATCCAACCCCAGGACGAGGTTGTTGATACGGAAGAAGATTTAGAAGTCTCTGGACAAGAGCAACAAGAGTTAGCACTTAGTATGGTAAGCGAAATGCTAGGGTACGAAGATTTAACTTTTGAGCAATTATCAGAGATTGTAAATAGAGAGCCAGAGGAAACTCAAGCTAAAATTGACGAGCGGTTACAACCTATTCTTGACTTTGTTAAGGAAACAGGACGTTCACCAGAAGATTGGTTTAGATATCAGCAACTTAATCCATCCGAAATGGATGATTTATCAGCAGTACGTCTATCAATACAAAGTGAATATCCAGACTTAACAGGAAAAGAGGTTAACCGATTGATGAACCGTAAGTACAAATTGGATTCAGAGAGATTTGATGAAGAAGAGGTTGCGGACTCAACTCTTGAATTGAAGATTGACGCTACGAAAGCTCGCAAGGATATTTCTTCCCTACGTGAAGGCTATACATTACCTGTAGAGTCAGCCGCTACCCAAGGGGAAGTAGAAAGTCCTTTTGACGATAGTTGGTACTCATCCATGGAACAAGAAACCTCATCACTTGAAGGCATTGACTTTGAGTTACCAGGTGGAAAGTCATTTAATTATGGCCTACGTGATGATTATCGCCAACAACTCGTTAATAAAAACTCACGATTAGAAGAGTACTTTGACCAATATGTGGAGAGTAACGGATCGTGGAATATTGACAAGTTGAACATGCATCGTACTGTGGTAGACAACATTGACGAAATTGTCAAAAATGTTTACCAACAAGGTATGAGTGATGGTCAACGCAAGATTGTTTCTAACGCGTCTAACGTGCAGGCACAATCTCCGTCAAATACTCCGCAAGAAGGTGGTCAAGACGCACAGATGGAAAGATTACTTAGAGAATTGGGTGGTGGTAATAATGTAATGAATATCAAACGTTAAAAAACAAGCAAATGGCTTTTACATCAACCCCTTCGGAATTTAGCCCAAGTTCAATCAAAAGACTTGATCCGGCTAAATACACATCTTTGTCAGATTATATTGACGAAGTAAACAAACCAGATAATCGTGATTCTTTAGTTAAGACTTATGGTAATCAAGGTATTACAGGATTCTTACAATTAGTAGGAGCTGTTACATCGGCAGGAACTGCTGACGAAGTTCAGTACTGGGAAGAAGCTCGTCTTCACCCACGTCAAACTTACACTATTTCAGGATCAGCTGTTACTGCGGCTAAAATCGTTACTCTAACTTTCGGTTCAGGAAATGCACCAGTAGTACGTGTAAACGATGTCGTTTTACTAAACGGTGACGAGCGCGGTGTTGTTACTGCTGTAAGTGGTACTACATCTTTCACTGTTGCTAACTTGGCTGACGCTAACTTTAGCGGTACTGAATTAGCAGTAGGTACTCACATCATTTCTATCGTTGGTAACTTGTATGGACAAGGAACTGACCAACCAGGAGAGTACTTGGAGAGTAACGTTATTAAGCGTTCAAACCCTTACATGATTGTTAAGGAAATCTTCAAAGTAACTGGTTCTCAAGCTACCAACATCGGTTGGATTAACTTGGGTGGTGGAGACTACCGTTGGTACGTTAAAGGTGAGCAAGATACTCGTCAGCGTTTCATGGACAAGCGTGAGATGATGATGCTTCTAGGTCAGAAAAATGCCAACACAGCAAATGCAGCAGCGGCTACATTCGGTGGTGGTTCAGAAGGTTACTTCTCTGCTATTGAAGATCGTGGTATGGTTCATAATGGTCTTATTGACTCTATGGCTAAGTTGGACTTAATTGTTAAAGAATTTGACAAGCAAGGTGCTGGTTCAGAGTACGCATTGTACGTAAACCGCGACCAAGATTTAGCTATTGATGATTTAGTAGCAGGTCTTTACTCAGGTGGTGGTCTAGCAAATGCTTACGGTGCTTTCAATAACAGCGCAGACACGGCTATAGAGCTTGGTTTCAAATCATTCGGACGTGGTGGATATACATTCCACAAGCATGACTGGAAGTTGTTGAACGACCCAACTTTGTTAGCTGATTCTGATTTCAAAGGTGTTGCAATCCCTATGTCAACTGTAGTTGACCCACAAAGTGGAGATCGTAACCCATCTTTGGAGATGAACGTTAAGAACACTAACGGCTATTCTCGTGAAATGGAGCACTGGATTACAGGTTCATTCATGGGTGCAACTAACGACACTAAAGATATTGCTCAGTTCAATTACCGTTCTGAACTCGCTTTGGTAACTCGTGCTGCAAACCGTCACATGCTTATCAAGTAATTGATACCAATTCAGGGAGGGGGGAAACCCTCTCCCTTTTTTTTAATTCTATTTAATTCTATATAATGGCAACACAACAAAGAAAAGTGGCTAGTGCAAAGTCTGCACCCACCACAAAAACACCTACTGCTCCCGAAAAAGCAGAATACACTCCAAAGCGTAAAGGTCAAGAAGAAAAGACTGGCAGACAGGAGAAGATTTATTCGGTAATCAAAGGTTCTGGTATTTGGTATAAACTAACCCAGGGCAACATTACTATCTATGATGTTCAAACTGATAAGGTGCGTGAAATACGCTACTGTGAAAACGAACCTTCCGTGTTCGCTGATGAGCAGTCTTCAAATGCAATCCGCTCACATATTGTTTTTAGAGAGGGCTTACTAATAGTACCCGCTTCAAAAGCTAACCTTCAGGACTATCTAGCACTACACCCACACAATAAAGAAAATGGGGGTTCTTCTTTCACAATCATAAACAAAGAAGCTAAGGCTATAGTAGAACTAGATAAAGAATTCTTATTAATAGATGCAGTAAGTATTGTACGTGACAAATCTATTGATGAGTTACTTCCTTTATGTATGTACTTAAATATTGACGTTAATCAACGTAATAACGAAATACGAAGAGAACTACTGCTAGAGGCAAAAGGCAATCCAAAGAACTTTATTGAACTAATGGATAACCCTTATGTGCGTAGTATGTCAGCTATCAAGCAAGCAATTGACTATAACATATTAAAATCTAAAGAAGATGGAATGTATTGGATGGATAGCGGTAGATTAATTGTTACTACACCGGTGGGACAAGACACATCTACTGTTATGACCCGATTCTGTATGACCGAGAAAGGTTCGTCTGCATATGATGAAATAGTCAATCGTCTTGAAAAGATAGATTAACTCTTAACTATTTGATTATGAGGGGGGTCGCAATTTGTGACCCCTTCTTTTTTGGTATATTTGTATAAAATAAACAATTACCATGGCAAGTGTAGAATCAATATATTTTGCTTTAAAAGATTTAGCTAACAAGGATCAGCGTGGATTTATCACACCATCTACTTTCAATCGTTTTGCACAAGTAGCGCAACTAAACATATTCAACAGCCTATTTGTAGATGCTCGTAAGGATAAGGTTGCACGTCTTAGAAACATTGAGGGAGCAAGATCATTAGGAACAAAAAAACAAATTAAAGAAGATTTATCTTTCTTTAGTAAGGAATCTGTATTGAGTCAAGTGAATGGTGTATTTGCTAAACCAGATGATTTATCACGTATTATATCGTTACGAACTAATGGTAAATTCATGTTTGGACAAAGTAACTCAACGAACATTGATATCGTATATGATGAAGAAAAGTTATACTATATATTAAATAGCACTCTTTCTGTTCCTACGGAATCAAGACCTGTAGCAGTACTAGGTGATGACGTAGAGGTTTTTCCAACAAGTATTAAAAAGGTAAAGCTTAGATATTACAAATACCCTGAAGGCAAGTTAGCTACCACCGGTGTTCGGACAGCTTTCACTCCTAAGTTTGGCTACACAGTTAGTAACGGTGTGGAGCAATATAGTGCTGCAACAAGTGTAGACTTTGAGCTACCAGCTCACTACGAAGCTCAATTAATCAATGAGATGGCAAAACTAATTGGTGTCAATTTACGTGACTCTGATGTATACAACTATGCTACTACCGAGCAGCAAAGAAAAATTACTGAATAATGGCAAGAAACCTAGTACCTATATCAGACGTTGTAAACGACTTTATACTTAGTGTAACGGAAGATGACTACTCTAATGATGTAAGCAACACATTGGTGCATAACTATGCGCTACGTGGTTTACGTGAAATGGGCTTTGATACCTTGCAAGTGGTTAAAAGTTTAAAGCTACCAATCAATCAAACTCTTGGCACAGTTGAGCTACCAGACGATTTTGTTGACTTAGTGAAAGTTGGAGTTGTTGGGTCAGATGGTCTTGTCTATGTCTTTGGACAAAATAAAAACATCAACTATAGCCAAAAATACAAATCTGATTCTGGAGGGAACAATATAGATTCTAACTCTGATGGTGTATTTGACAGGGTTAATGACAAAGCTCTACCAGAAGTTGTATTTCAAAACTATCTAAATGAAAATAGATTTGGCTCTCTATATGGATACAATACTTCACATGCTGTAGGTGGCGGTCATTACTCAGGTGAATACAGAATGAACTATGAGCAAAATAGATTAGAGGTATCGTCTTCTAATTACACAGAAGTGGTTATAGAGTATGTTGCTGACGAAGCTCGTTCTTCTAATCCTGCTATTCATGTTTATGCAGAGAATGCATTAAGGTCTTACATATATTATCGCGTTATAGAGCGTAAGAGTAGTGTCCCTTACAATGAGAAAATGAGAGCAAGGTCTGAGTATTATAATGAGCGTAGACTCGCTAACGCCCGCTTAAAATCATTTACTAAAGATGAGGCTTTAAAGACTATTAGAAAAAACTTTAAACTATCTACTAAGCATTAACGCATGGCTATAGATAAAATAACTCCACGTCAACTCAATAAAGATGAGGACTATCTCTTGGTGAAATCAACCGAGATGATAGACGCTCTTAATGTTAGAACAACCGAAGATACAGACGGCAATAGAGGTGTGCTCAAAAACATTAAAGGCAACACAGAGATAACTCTAGCAGGGGCGAATGTTTTACCCGCTGGTACTAATCGGGTTATTGGAACATGTTCTTTTAATCAAAAGGATTTAATATTTTATTTTGTTTGGAACTCAAATAATGACCATTGCTTATATCAAATAAATACTAGCGGTGCAGCATTAAAGGTTACCACAGGTTCTTTCTTGGAATTTTCAGCTACACACATTATACACTCTAACGCTATTGAGGATGCTAATAAAGATATACTGCTATACTGGACAGACGGGATAAACGAAACGAAAAAAGTAAACATATCCAAGTGTTTAGACTCAAGTGTAACTTACCCCGCAGGATCTAACGATGCTGAAAAGCTTTTAGAGTTAACTATAGCAAAGCAACCACCAAGCACGCCTATATCATACGAGTATAGAACGGATGATACTATAAACGCAAATAGTGTATACGAACAGACATTTCAATTCGCCTATCAATACATATATAGGGATGGAGAGATTAGTGCATTGTCTCCGTATAGTACAATGGCTTATAGTCCGTGGATGGCGAATAGAGCAAATATTAAGCCTCCATACACTAATGCTGACAATTACATTAGGTTGACAATAGGGACTTCTACCGCAGCGGTAGAAAAGGTTCGCTTGTTGGTACGGAATAACAATATAGATACATTTGCTTTAGTAAAAGACATAGAGGTAACTACTGATGGAGTTGATGAGGTTTTTGATTTTTATAACGATGGCCTATATTCATTAATTGGAACTAGTGAGTCAGACAAGACTTACGATGCTGTTCCTAAGAATGCTCAATCTATGACTATAAGCAACAATAGGTTGTTTATGGGTAATTACACAGAAGGATTTGACCACTATGTACCTGCTAATATTTCTTTAGGAACACAATACCTAGAGACACCTAGAGTCATTGATGCAGTTATTGAAAAGGTAACAGAAGAGGATGTTACTATAGATTTATCATCACTGCCTAACATAATAGATGGTAAGCGTTCTGTTTTTATTAAACTTGTGTATGATTATAAAAGATTTAGTTACGGAAACGCTAGCGGTGTAGGGACAATAACAGTAATTGATGGCACAAGCACCAAAGATTATAATATTGTACAGGTTAACGTGAGTACCAATGGTGTGGAGTTTTTTAAAGAGATAAAGCTTCCAAACGATACTTATACAAGAACTCAATTTGGCCAACTCATGGCTACCACTATATCTAATTTTTCTGATGTTGTTGTAGATGCGTGGCAAGACACAAGATCAAGTGCAGCAAGATCACAATATTTTACTAGTTTAACTACAGTAGACTATCTAGACCTTAAGGGAACATTAACATATGGGTTTTTTGCTTCTACCTACAATACTAGTACAAAAAAGATAGAGTTAGATCTTGGTGTTAAGTCACATGCATTAACAGCTGTAAAAGTTGACGACACTACCTTTGGATTTACCTCAGCTGAAGTATTTGAAAATACATTTAGTTCTAATGTAGATGGGTTAAATTATGTAGGAATAGTGCCTAGTGTTAGCTATTTATCAATCCCAATTGATTCTAAACGCACGTCTACTTTTAAGTCAAATGCTGACCATAGTTTTGGTTTAGTATACTACGATGATAGAGGTAGAGCAAGTGGTGTTAGAGACATAGGATCTGTAAATATAGCTTCATGGGGGGCAGGTGAAAGAGATGGTAATAATGGCGCTGCAAATGTTGTGGTTGACATCCCAACGGATGCCCCTTCTACTGCTTCATCATATTCTATTGTATACGCTAAAAACAATAGATACTTGAATTTTCAACAGTATTCTGTTATGGAAGCTTTAAAAGCTGATAATGAGGAATCTGAAGATGTGGGAGCTAGTGTAGGTAGTGACAACATATATTTAGCGTTGTCTTCTTCTCAAGGGAAAGAAGATTCATATAGCTCATCAAAAGCTTCGGGTTTTAAACTTCAGGCGGCATCAGGCGATAAAGTTAGAATTGTAAGATATTATGACCGTCAAGGCGGTGCATACGTCTATCCTCAAAATCATGAGTTTGAAGTAGTAGGTATTAAAAGCTACAATCTAGAAAACACTCCCTTTAGCGCTGATGTATCAGGAAGCAATAATGGTGATAACAAAAAAAGAGAGTATAGAATAACAGGGGATTTTTTAGTGTTACGCAATGAGGTTTATCCAGATTTTACTTTTACTGATTTAACAGATGTAAACACCACTGCTAACGATTTATGGCACTCAGCGGTAACTATTGAGATGTACACTCCTTTAAAGTCTACAGAGACTAAGCTTTACTATGAAATGGGATACAACTTCCCTGTAAACTCTAGTAGAAAACATGTAGGCGGAGATGTTACTATTGGCGATGTTGTTGGATTGACCATAACAAATCAAACCACAAACACTTTAACGGTGTCGGGGGGTAGTTTGCTATCAGTATCTCCTGGGGAATACATTAGGTTTGCTAGTGATCCTGATTCTCAGGCTTATCAAGTAGCCAATATTGTATACGAAGCAAATCAAGCTATATTTTACTTTATAGCAAATTTACCAGCAAGTCAGACTACAGTGTATTGGACTTCTAGTGTTTCTAGAACTATACTAAAACACGGAGACACATATTTAGTTCCTAGAGAGTTAAGGTATCATAGCCGAACAGTAGGTTATGACCCTCAAACTTTTGCTAATAAAGTATTTGAAAGCGCGTATGTGGAAGCAGATGTTATAAGCGACTACTTTGATTCTAACGTGTTTTCTTACGGCAAGCCATACGCTATCATAGATAACGAGAAGGAAGTCACTAGAAAGGCTTCTATCACCTATAGCGACCCTTATAACCAGTCTTCTAAAAGGTTAACACTATCAAACTTTACCCCTGCTAATATTCCATTCTATGACTTTGACGTAAGTAAGGGTGGTATATATGGACTAGTAGACATGAAGAACTATATCATGGGTTTACAAGAAGATTCCGTTATGAAGATTCCAGTGGGTGCAAACATCTTAGATTCAGCAAGTGGTGATAATATTCCTACAATTTCTACTAATGTATTATCCCGTCCTATTGAGTATCAAGGAGTATTTGGTATTAACACTCAGCGTGATGCATTCATCTCTTTTGAAGGAGCGGTATTCCTCGCTGATGTCTATAGAGGAAAGGTTTGGAAGGTAACAAGCCAAAGCGTTGCTGAGATTAGCTCTAACGGAATGTCATCATATTTCAACTCTAAATTTTCAGAGTTCAAGTCTCATGAAAGCGACACAAGCAAAGTGTTTATAAAGCTAGGCTTTGATAGAGAAAATAAAGAACTTATAGTTTCAGGTGTCAAGTCTACTGGTGTCACATTTACTAATGACTTCACAGTAGCGTATAACTTCCGAAAAGACCTATGGTCTTCTTTCTACTCTTTCGTAGGTGAAGGATATGCGGAACTCAATAATGTTCTTTATTCCTTTAAAGATGGTAAAGCTTATTCTCATAATACTAATACTAATCGTAATTCTTTCTATGGTACTACTTATACTTCAAAAATTGAAATTGTTTCAAACCAAAACCCTTCAATGGTTAAAGCATGGGAAGCGCTCAACATTGAGAGCGATACTTCATGGAGTTTTACAGCTTACACATCAGATCAAACAACTTCACAAATCACGTCACTAACAAAGAAGGAGAGATTATTCTATTCTCATATACCTCGTGATACATCTTCTATTAGTACAAGTCAATTTATTACATTAGGAGTTGTTACTGGTATTGATATTGACGATAACGTAATTATAGGAAACCCTATAAACAAGATTCCGTTTAGTGGTGGTGACGCTGTATACGCTGATGGGGCAAACACTAACGAGGTGATGACTACACTTACTGCTAGAAATCAGTTTATCATGAGTGACCCTAGCGTATTGTCAGTAGGTGACATCATAAGTGTCAAAAAAAATAGCGATCTTGAGGGAGATCAACTTAGAGATAGATATATTAAACTAAAACTTGAGAAGTCTACTTCCGACCCTATAGAATTGTATGGAGTTGGTGTTGTTTTTGACAGATCAAGATTGCATAATGACTTAGTAAACTAAATCGTATTTTTGTAACATGGGAGATAATAACGCAGACTACACCGCTCAAGGTATTGGTGGTCTTACCGACATTGGACTAGGGATATACAATGTTGTACAGGGTAGTAGAGCAGCTAAACAAGCCAAGGCTGACCTAGCTACCGCAATGGGTAATAGACCCGATTTAAACCCTAGTACCGCTTTTGCAGATGCGGAGCGTAATGCATATTCAAAGAAGATGTTGAACATGCAACGTCAATCTCTTCAGCGTAATCTTGCCTCTGGTATTCAGGCGGCGAGTGCTGACCCACGTGCTTTAGCGGCATCTCTAACAGGCATGCAACGTCAGTCTGCAATAAGCGGGCAACAAGCTATGCAAGCTCAAGCTGACACTCAAATGAAGGCGACTATACAAAGAGGTCAAGCAGAGCAGCAGTCTACTATGTTAAAAGAGAGACGTAGCCAAGGAGATATTGAACGTGAAGGTCAAAACTTAGCCTCTGCTCGTCAAGCTATAGGCGCAGGTATTGGAGGTATAGCTAGTGGTGCAGGTTCTGTAGTTGGTGGAATGGCAGGAGGCGGATTTGGCGAAAAAGTTGCGGGTTGGTTTGCTGAAGGTGGCGCTAAGGTTAAAAAAACTCCAGGAAAATTTAGTCATGAAGCTAATCCAATTGATATCGTAAGAGGTAGTAATAAAATTGGAGAGATGACAGGGGGCGAGTATATTCTAAACCCAACACAAGCAAAAGATATTAAGAGCGCTGTAGCTAGTGGAGACAAAAAGAAACTCCATAACTACATGAAGTCTCTAATCAAAAAATTTGAAAAGTAATGTCAACACCATTCCAAGCAATAACGACAGGAGGTAAGTCTATAGCTGAAAGTGTATCCGCTCCACTACGTGCAGTTAAATCAGAATTCACGCAAAGGAGAAAGACTGCTGAAGCCACTTATGATGCCTTGGATGTTGATTATACAGGTCTTCCTAATAATCAAGTTCAACTTGCACAAACATGGGGAGATGCTGTGCGTGAAAACCTTGTTGAAGGGTATCGCACAAACAATCAAGACTTAATTCGTCAAGCGAAACAACAAGGAAGAGCTTTAACGTCTTACATCACAACTATGCAACAAGACTATTCAATAGGTCGTGGAAGCATGAGGCGTGCTGAAGAGAAGCAGTATCAAGACTTGTCGGAAAGTAGAGAAGAAATTACTGCTGGATTTAAAAATCGTTACGAAGAACCTTTAGGATATAAATTAGACGAGAAGGGATATCCAAGCAACCTAACCGTAGGTGGTCAAGATGTAGCTATAGGTCAGTTTGTCAACACAATGAGGGACAATCCTTTTATGGTTGTAGATGCTGTTGATTTTGGCGGTGGATATATAGCTGAGACAAACGCTGCTAGACATAGTTCTGAAATGGTAGCCGCCACAAGTTTAGGTGACGCTGAAAGCAAAGCTTCTAAATATGCTCAGATTGACATTGATAACGGACAGGTTTCTTCTGAAGACCTAGCGTTGTTATATGTCGTTAGAAACAAATTGATTAGCGATGTCAACAACCCTAGCGAAAAGGATGTGCAGCTAATACAATCTATAACTCAAGACCCTAAAAAGTTAGGGGAAGCTCAAGAGATGTATGTTACTGATTATTCTGACTACCTAGTAGATCAATATAAAACTAGAGAACAAGCTAAGGCTAAACAAGACCGTGAAACTCAAGAGAAGGTTGCCTCACAAGGTATCTTAGCACTTGACCCAGTAGTTGCTAACGTTGGTGGTGAAAATATAGCTGTATATTATACCGATGTAGATGGTGCGTCGTTTGATATCAAGGGTAATGAACGTGTATCATCTGTAGGTATTAATGCTGGTGGTGACATTAAATATGTAGAAGTGGTAGTTAAAATACCAGGTGATTTGTTTGCAGGTACACAAGCTACCTATGAAACTAAGCAATACGCTGGTTCGGAATTGACAGATGAGATTATATCACTTGTTCAGAATCGCATTGAGATTAAAGCTCCAAAACAGATTAATGGTTGGAAAAGATTTACTGATAAAGCTAAAAATGCATTAGAAAATGCACCTAAACAAGAAGATGTAAGTGGAGCTACGGATGCTTTCAAAATAGACCCTCCAGTAAATTTCAATCAAGGAACTTAGTAATATTCAAGTAGTTAGTTTTCATTATCTTTGTTTTTAAGTAAAAATCACACAATGAACGATAAGTACGAAGAGATGATGGCTCAAGCCGTAAAGGGCGGCTTTAGTTTAGAGCGTTTTCAAGAGGTGTTAACTGAATACAATTTCTCAGAAGAGCTTATTGGAACTTTATCAGAAGCATATTCCTTAAAAAAAAAAGGCAATACCACTTCAGAATCGCAAGTCGCGGAGGGTTCTATGGACTCTACTTCGTCTTCGGTGGACGCAGACTCTTCATTGGATGCACTATCGGGCGACACATACCTAGAGGGTAGTCCTATATTATTTAGACAGGGACAAGGTGTAGACGAATCAAAAAGCAATGCTCGTGTTAATCAACTTGCTCAAATACCAGATTTTAATTTTGAGTATTATAACAACGCTTCTTCTGCTGAGAAAGAGAAATACGTTAAAGAGGTTTCTAACAACAAAGACTTAAATATTGATATTGTTCGTGAAAGAAAAGAACAACTAGAGGTATTTAATAATAAAGTGAATAGCGCTATTACACCTGGTCAAAAACTAGCATTAGGGTTAAAAGCTGAAGAATTAAACAAAGAATATACTGACCTTACAGGAGATAAAGAAAACATTATAGATTCCGATGGAATTGTAGATGAAGTCTCTTCAACACGGTTAAATCAAGATTACAGACGCGTTTCTTACGAGATATATGATGATGTTACGGATAGAGCTAAGGAAATGGCTAACGAATCTGGTACACCTGTTTATATTTCAGCGATGGCTCAATCAATAGTCAATCAAAGTACTGGTTTGTTTTACACTCTTCAAGATGTAATACAAGACGACAACTCAAGGCTAGATCAAGATTTCAGAACATTACGTTACGACCAACAAATAGAATCCTTAGCAAATTTATATAAATTAGGTGTTGATGAGGATAGACTTCAAACCTCAGCAACTGAAGATTTATTTAAAGTAGATGAGAACGGTAACCTAAACGTAGGAGATGGATTAAAAAAAATAGGTCTTGGTGTTGCTCAAACTATACCTCAGATAGCTTTTACAATCGTTGCTCCAGAAGTTGCATTACCTATTATGGGTTTAGCTTCAGGTACTTCAACATGGGTTGATGTTCGTGATAGAGCAGACCTTAACACAGCACAAAAAGTAAGTCTTTCTGTTATTGCAGGTGCTGCGGAATACGCTTTTGAGAGAATCGGTATAGGTGAAATAACTAAGGCTCGTAAAGCTCTAGGACTTATAGATGATATCCCTAAGTCAACTCGCTTACTACGCGCTAAAGATTGGATTACAGAAAACCATAAAGTTGCTGGAGCGTTTGTGAATAGTCGTGTAGGGGGAGCATTAGGTTCAGCCACGGCAGAAGGTCTTGAAGAACTTGGTGTATCTATTACAAATCAAACAGCAGCATTCGCAATAGCAGGAGACGAATACAATGGGTACGAGATTGCTGATTCATTTTTAATTGGATTTGCAGCGGGGGGCGGTACTGCTACCGTTCCAGCGGTACTAGCGGGAGGCTATTCCGCATTAGGTTCATCGCCATTTTTAAAAGATCGTGTTAAGATTATAAACGACATTAAAAAGTATAAAGAATTAGCCGCTAACCCAAACCTTTCAAAAGCAGAACGTAAAGAATTAGAATTAGAATTAGAAAGGTCTAACCTAGAATTAAAAGAGCTTGTAAATAGAGATGAAAAATTCTACTCATCAATGAATGAGCAAGACCAAGTAGACCTCCTTTCACTAAATCAAAAGATTCGTAGCAAGATTGACCTTCATTCTAAGATGCAATCACAAGAAGGCAAGGACAAAATCATGAAAGAAGTTCAAGGATTGCTAAAGGATAAGCAGTCTATTGAAAAATCTTATGGTGATCCTTTTTCTGTTGTACAAAACGAAGACGGAACAGTTCAGCGTAAGCCATATAAGGATCGTAAGCGTGCTGAGAAGATAAACTCTATGCTTAATGAACTTGGTATAGGTCAAGTAGAGGAAACCGATGAAACACTAGAAGATTCTACAGTAGAGTTTACTGAAGAAACAGATTTAGATATGATTGTGAACGACTTCTTAGGAGATATTACCGACTCCCAATTAGAGAAGTATGGAACAAGCCGTACCGAAATAACTCAAGCATTAAAGGAAACACGTAACATGTTTAGTGCTTTACAAAGCATTAACCCTGATACTAAAATATTTATACATAAAACTCCTAAAGCGTTTGAAAGCGCTACAGGCGAAAGCGCACTAGATGCTTCTGGTCTTTTCCTACCTAGAGAGTCTAATAAAAATGAAATACACTTGTTTGGACCAGCACTCGCAGCGGGTACTGCTATACATGAAGTGGGTCACGAAATTGCAGGTCAATTAGGTGGAGGCTTTATCCAAGAGTTCATGAAGGGGATGTCTACTGCTATTCAAGGAGATTCATTCTTATCAGAAAGATATGGTTCATTCTTAAAAAGTTATGCGGAAGCTGGGGCTGATTTATCTGAAATACAAGAAGAGTTCTTTGCTGAATTCTTACAAGACCTTGCGAGAGGTAACGTATCGGTTGAAATAGAAAAGTCTTTGCTTAACAAACTTAGGGGGCTAATAAACAAGTATACTAATAGCAATCTCAGTATTACCGATTCACGCAGTACGTTGATAGAAGCGGTAGGGCGTATGGGCGAGAAGATTGCTAGAGGAGAAGATATATTAGATGAAGCGCTTCTTGCGACTGTATCTCTTGATGATGGCACGGGGGTAGCAGTGGTTAATGCAAATGAATCGGATGTAGTAAATAAGAAGAAGAAACGTCAAATCATTACCTCGGATGATGTAGAAACCTATTCATTTAAAGATGTTATTGATCGGGTTAATGGGCGTGTACTTATAATTACTTCCGATAATACAGGTGTAGGTAATGTAGATGGAGATGAACTATATGGAGGGCTACTATACTCATTCCTACCAGAGAACGTAAGAGATGGAGTTGGATTTGCATCGGTAGATAAAAAGTCAGTTAGTAGTATAATGAATTTTGTGGAAGCAGTTGGTCCAGAGGGTCAAGATGTAGCAGTATTTGTTATGCAACAATCGCCAGGCGCTATGCTCGGTAACTATTATGGAATGAAATACTTCTTAAGCGCTGTCTCTAAAAGTGTACCTAAAGAGCAAACTAGAGAGGTGTTGGATAATTTAAAATCAGCAATAGTTGGCAAGAAAGATGTAATTGAGGCATTAAAATCTGATCTCCCTATAGTTAAAAATATTCCTGAAAGCCAAAGAGATAACATTGATTGGACTCAATATGGCAATTGGAAAGGTAGAACAGCACAGGAAAAGCAGGCTTCTGAAAAGGTTTATAATGATTTCGTAGAAATGATTGACTCTGTTGAAGAGTTAAGTCCTGAAGTAATCTCTGCGCTTATTGATGTTACTAGTTTTAAGTTTAGAAAAGCCCTAATGGAATTCCTTATTCCTAGTGGATACGGAAAGGTAGAAGGTAGTGTAGAGTTCAAAGCTCCATATGCTTCTGAAAAAGCTCCATTGATAAAGAAGATATTAGCAGAGTCAGGTTATTCTCAAGCGGACTTCTTTATGAAATACTCTCAGCCAGAGTTTGCTCAACCAGAGGAGTTAATAAGTCAACTTAAAGAAGGTAAAGAGGCTGATTGGGGATACACATATTCTGGGTTCATCACAAATAAAAACTTAGAATCAGGTGAGAAATTCCAAGAAAATTCAGGTGTGGTACATCCACAGTTTAACGCTAAAATCCCTTCTAGTGAAAACTTCTTGCTAGACAGTGGGTATCAAATTGACAACAAGTTTAAAGGTGTACTTAATTATAGAGATTCTAACAAAGACCCTAATTACATACGTGTAAGTATTGCGGGTAGTATGTTTATGGGTAGCCGTGGTAAAAAATCACAGGCATCTGTGGTTACATTAGCTAACTCATTGCTTGGCGGTGAGAAAGAAGGCCTTACTACTCAAAGCGTTATAAAGAGTACTGCTAAGAAACGCATGCGTGTTAATGAAAACAAAGTAGAGCCGTCTAACGAAGGCACATGGATTCGTTCACGTGATTTTGATAGCGTGATGAACGAGTTCCCTGATCTCTACAAAGAGTCTATTGATGAAGAGGCTGAGGCTAGCGGTACAGGAAATGAGACTCAGGTTACAACCAACAACGGTACGTATCAGAAAATGATTAACTACTTCAAGGGTATTGATAAAAACTTTAAGAGCAAAACCTTTGCAGATATTAATGGTGGGCTTGGTACATCAAACCAATTGAAATACGAGAATGACATTGATAACTATCAAGTTATTGAGCCGTTCTACGATAGAAAGCGCTTCCCTGTTTACTCTATGACCATGGAGGATGCTAACAAAGCTATTAAGCTTTTAGGATTAAACGAAACGGATAAGCCACACGGTGAACTCAATAAGTATGTAAAGAAAAACGAAGAAAACTTCACACGTTTTGAAACTCTTGTAAAGAAAGGTAAACTTCCTTCATCTAAATTAGCTCCAGATTACGTAGAGCAAAATGGATATGACATCCCTAGTGAGAGTATAGACTATGCTATGAGCAACGCTGTACTCAATGTAATACCAGGAGACATACGCCAAGATGTTACTTTAAACTTTGGGCGGGCATTAAAAGTAGGCGGTGTTGGTGTTCTTTCTACACGCGGTAAAGATGTTGCTACCAACAAGACTAATCAAAGTTTAAGTAAAGATCCATTAGAGTTTTACGTAGCATCTAAGTATACCTATCAAAAAGGATTTACTCCTTCTGAACTTCAAGCATATGTTCAAGATGTATTAGGTCCAGACTTTGAGGTAGAGAAATATAGTAAGTTATCTGGTCCTGCGGTTGTTGTTAAACGTATTGACAACGCTCAAGACTTAGAGTCTAAGTTTGTATTTCAAAATAAAGAAAAGCAAAAAGCTAAGAAGAGACTCAATACATCAAACATGGGTTTTGTGTCTAATAGTGTTGGTTCATACGTGCAATCTTCATTGAAGAAGCAAGGGTATGTTGTTGACGTGCCCTACAAAAACCCAGCAGATAAAAGCATATACACATATATTTACGCAAGAAAAGGAAGTCAAGACCGATTGGTTATTGCCCTTCGTGTATCCGATCACCCACAACGTGAGAGCGGTAGTATATATATGTCTGAGGCGTTTAGAAAACCAACTGTAGGTGATCCTTTCTTTAAGCAATTTAAAGGGGATGCTAAATTTGACGCTCCAAATAATGTCATGATATTTAATATGTATGACTCTAACTCTTATAGTCTAGTTATGAATAAGCTAGAACAAGAGGGGTTAGTACCAAAGGGTTCTAGAAACCTATTACTTTCACGTAAAGCTGTGTTAGAAGGATTTATTGAGGCATTTGCTGCGCTACCAGAAAAAGGACGTGAAAAGGCTTTTGAAAACATGATTTATGATTTAGGCTTTGATAGAGCAACAGCTAAGGAATTTACTAAGCAAGTGTCTAACGAGTCTAGTAAAGAAGTATCTACATCTGTAGGGTTTGGGAGAAATGTTATGGCTAACATATTTCAAGCAACAAAAAAGAATGATAGCGTACTGCTAGATAAGTTCTTTGGAGATATTGAGGCTTCACTACTTGCGGGTCAAGACCTTCAAGACGTTATGGATAAATACCTTGTAGATATTAAAAAAGGAGCTAGCAAGGAAGAGATATCAGTTCGCATGGCCAAAACACTTCGTAATTTAGAGAAGCAGTTTATAGATCGCCAGAGCAATGTTAAAAGGCTTATTAATGAGGCTAACATGGAAGCGGTTGAAGATTTACTCGTTACACGTGCTGGGGCTGGGGCTTGGTCTAAAATTCAGTTCAATAAATTTGAAAAAGAAATATATTCTGGCTTAAGTAATCAGCAATTAGAAGGATTAGATAAATTAATCTTTGCTATGCGTGTTATTCAAATTGATACTAATTTTGATGCACGAGGTAAAGAAAGACCTAAGCATACTTTAGATTTCACAAAAGAAAAAGCCGAGGGTTCTATTAGGGCATTAAAAATGTCCATGGGTACTGAAGTAGTAGAAGACTTAGAGAGAAGAGCTGACTTATACTTTAATGCAATGCGGGAACTTTTTGCTGAAGCATATGAAGAAGGCTTGACTAGTAAAGAAGCATACGATTTGCTTAAAAACGACAACTATTCTCCTCGTAAGTTTTTAAACTTTGTGTTAAGCCCTAAAGATGGAAGTTTTAAAGACTCAGACAGTAGTAGTAAAGACTTTGTTCAAGTAATAGAATTTGGCTCTGAAGAGTCTCAAGTTATGGACTCTAGATATTTACTACAGGTACATACTAGAAACACACAGAATAAAATCTTCTACAATAGAATGGTCTTTAGTCTTGCCGAACAAATTGAAGGAAAGGATTTAGATTGGATTATGCCTTCTAATACAAAAGATGTAGAGGTTGGTGAGCCTATTGATTTATCGGAACCAGGCGAGGAGTCCTTTATGTATCAAAAGACACAAGAAGAAGTTACTAAGCCTGACAAGGGATACAAAAACCTATACTATTTCCAAGGCGGGGTATTAAAAGCCTTACAAATAAAAGAAGAGTATTACAGCGAACTACTAGATCTTGAGGTGTTAGCTAAAAACGACAGTAATTTTTGGGGCCCAGTAGAAAAAACTTTAGGAGCTTTAAACTCTGTTCTTAGATTTAACGCTACAGGTGCAGGTAACCCATTGTTCTTTATGAAGGATTTCTTCCGTAACTGGTTGTATGCTATCTTCAAGAGTGATGTATATGGTCGGACGACTTTTACTTTTTCCTCAATGATGATGATGAAAGATTTGTATTCATCTACTAAAGATAAGGTTCTTGGTCGTCAAGACTATATTGACCTTGCAAAACATGGAGGGTTGATGGATTTTCTTTCCATAGAGTCATCTCCATTTAAAAACTTAACGTATCGCAAAAGCGATACAATGGGGTACGTTAAAAGAGGAATACAAAAAACAACAACTGGCCTTACTTATTTAAGTGAAACAACAGAGGTTGCATTCCGTATAGCTATTTATAAGCGTGATTTAAAGCAAAGAATACAAGATTATATAGCCAAAGAAGGACATGAGCCTATTCAAGATGAACTTGAGGCATTAAAGTTTGCTTCGGCAAGAGCTTCACGCGAAATTTTAGATTTTTCACAAGGTGGTTTAGCTTCTAAGACATTAGATAAAACATTAACGCCTTACTTAAACGTAGCTATCCAGGGGACAAGAGGGATCTTGCAAACAATGCGTAACGACCCAAGTAAGTTCATGAGATATACTGCTGAGCTAGGTACAGTAGCTGCGGCAATCACATATCTAAGATTATCTGTTGATGATGATGATGATGATGATAACATTGGCGAATACGATAAGCGTAAAAACTTTATATTTTGGACGGGAGAAAGAGGCGAAGACAATAAAAGAGAATATGTTCGTATACCAAAAGCCGAACAGACTGCTGGCTTCTTACGCGTATTTGAAATTGCGATTGAGAAAAAACTGAAGGGTGAAAAACAACTTCAAAAGTTAATAGATATCTACGTAGATAATAACGGAAGAGAGCCGTCTGAATCTGAAATCAAAGAAATGAAAGAATCACTTCCTAGTGCTTTTGAAAACTGGAAAGCAGAAGACTGGAAGGCATTGGGTGAGGCGTTTAGCATGTTTGTACCGGTGTCTGACGTTGGTTCTTTTATGCCCGCATGGGGTCAATCATTAATGGCTTATGCTGGCAACTATGATTGGTTTAGAAAAGAAGTTGTAACATATGAGATAGATGATTTGTTGCCAAAAGATGAAGGTGTAGGTAATGAACGTGTAGAGTATTTCTATAAAGCTTTAGGCAGTGCTATGAATGCTTCTCCTATACGTATGAAAGCAGCAGTAGAGAAAATGACTACAACCCCAGCAAACTCTATCGTTGTATCACTTGCTTATGGTATTGCAGATGCATTAGCGTATGGCACAGTAGATTTAGGCGATGAAATAAAAGCTAAGTCCAAAAAATCTTCAGCATATCAGCTCATTAAAGCATTAAATCCTAAAGAAAGATTTATTAGAGAGTCTAACCCTGAACTCAAAAATTATCAATACGACCCGATTGCTGAGGAGATGATAAAGGAACAGGGTTCTCAAATAAAAATGCTTAAACTCAATACTGAAAAGTATTCAGATGCTCTTATAAATAAAGAAATCACTATTAAAGAGGTTGTTTCCAAGGTAAAAGAGTTAACTAATGAGCCAGATTTAATAAAACTAACTGTTAGATGGGTTCAAAAAACTGCTATAAGACGTGCTTTAGGAATCGGATCAACACATTGGGATGTATACTCCGCACGCACCGCTAAAATACAGGCGTACTATTTAGTGAAACACTTTGGTGACGAAGAAAGCATTAGAGAAGAAGTAGGTAGAATGAATAAGGCAATTGGATTTAGACCTGCTATGGGACTAAAACAAAAAGTAGATGAACTATTAAAAAAGAAATAATTATGAAAAAGTTTGTGCAGATTTTTAAAGACGACAACGATTGGAATGAGAAAACGATTATAGGTTTCTTGTCCTTCGCTGTGATGGTGATTGTGATGCTTGCTGATGTTGTTAGCGGAGCTTGCGGAAAAGACTTAGTGATTAATGAATTCACTTATAATTCTTTTGTAATCGTAAGCCTTGGTGCATTCGGGATAGCAGGAATTGAAAAATTCGCTAAGAAATAATGGAGCTAGAGGTACTAAGATTTAGCAGTCAGTTGGACTCAACTAATGGCTTGTTATTTGATATCACAAAAGGGAAAAGAGATTTCTTGTGTTACACCCTTGAAGACGAATACAGGGACGATAAGGTAATGGGGGAGACAAGAGTCCCTTCGGGTTCTTATAAGGTCACGTTACGCACCACAGGCGGGTTTAATAGCAGATATGAAAAGAAGTATGGTGAGATGCACAAAGGAATGCTATGGGTTCGTGATGTCCCTAATTTTGAGTATATCCTTATTCACACTGGTAATACTGACGAACATACTGCTGGGTGCTTACTTCTTGGTGATAGTCAACAAGCGAATTTTGGCACTAGCGATGGTTTCGTTGGTTCGTCTGCTAAGGCTTATAAAAGAGTGTATCCTGCGATTGCTAAAGCTCTTGTTGAAGGGGAAGAGGTAACTATTACTTACGTAGATTTTGATGATGTATAAATGGAAAAGATTAAACCTGTTGGCAGTGTTGATAGTGAGCGTGTTATTAAGCTCTTGCAGCGCGACATGGCATCTAGAGAGAGCAGTAAAGAAGAACCCCCTAATACTGGAAAAAGACACGCTGGTTGTGATGGACACGGTTGTCAGCCCACCTGTGGCTATCACGGATACTGTGATTTTGAAGCAACGCGATACTATAACACTGATAAAGGACAGGCTGAGAGTGCAGATAAGAAGAATCAACGACACGATTACTATAGACGCAGTATGCGACTCTGACACTATCATAAGAACTATTGAAGTTCCTTACGACAAGCTTATATATATAGAAAGAGAATCTTTACTTGATAAGATTAAGTCTTATGCTATATACATAGGGTTAGGTTTTATAGCCTTCAAGATTATCATGAGGCAGTTTGATAGATAAAAAAAGGAGGCAATATCGCTACGCCTCCTCTTTAACCAAACCAATGTCCTATGTGAACATATCAAATGTAACTATTTTTCTTCAATTGCAGAGTTAATTAAAGAAAGTTCTGTTCTTATTTCTTTTACTGCTTTTTGAATTCTAGATTTAATCCACTCAGCATCATCTTGCTTGGGGATTCCCTTGCTATCATGCAGGTCTTCGTAAAGCTCAACAAGTGTGTCTTGTGATCTTGAACATGCAAGGTGATATAGAGCTGATAAGCTATGTAATTCCATTTGTCGTTAATATACAAAAATACTAAACGATACGATACCCAAAACATTTTATTTTAACAATATATGTGTTCTTTTCAATGGTGCTATCGTAGGCAATCACAACCTTATCATAATACTTAGGGCTGTCATCTACAACTATCCCTTCAGAAACTAAAGTATCTGCTAAAAATTTTGATACAAGAATACCATTGTCAATATCCATCCTACTGTTGTAAGTAATGAAAAACTGAAAACTATCGCACTTAAAATCATCCAACTTCTCAAGCTGTTTGATACATTCCTTCTTATAATCATCTTTATATTTTTTACGTACCGCCCAATGCTTACCAGCATAAATCATGTTTAAACTCGGAGGCTTAGGCAATACTAATTCAACTTCTGTATATTCCATTAAAAAGAGGTGTCAAGGGTTATTCCTTGGGTTAAATCATAAGGTATTTGAGACTGCTTAATATCACTAAAATTCATAGGGTCAAACATACTACCTCCTTGAGATGGCCTAAAGAATGTTCTAGGTGAGTTCATTTCAAAGGTGAGCGGTTCATATATAGGAGTTGGATTTGACCCCGTTTCTGTCTCCCTAATCTTACGTACATGTAGCTGTGTAGTCCTACGTATAGCAGGATCTTCATGCTGAATTACTCTATGTATGCTAAGAAAATCATCGCTGCGGTTCACGAAAAGTCCCCCTCCTTCTGTATCTTCTGCAAATGGGGGTGAGCTATACCCATCCCTATCCTTACGTCTTTGAGCCTCTGTAACAGCGTGGGTGTTTAAATACAACGCAATGTTTGATGAAGTAGCGTAAGTTAAGAATTCAGAAGCCGCTTCGTAGTGGTATTGATGTACTCCTTTAGCTTGAGAGGTTAGGTCTACTCTTAATGAGTTGTAGGGATCAACAAAAAAACCATCAATGTGTTGTTGCTTTCTAATTTTCTCGCAATAAACTATTAAATCAAAGTAAGAAAGAATCTTATTATTGTTAATGAATACAAAGTGATCGTTAACCCATTCAAAAGCCATCTTACGTACCTCGTAAGACATACGATTCACTTCTTCATCCATGAGAAATTGCATTAGCTTGATTTTAACACTAGCGGTTCTATTTTCGCTGGTGTATATAAGCCATTTCCAACCATGTAATCTAGAAGAGGTGACTAATAAAAATAATAGGAACGTTGTCTTTCCTACGTTTGAGTGTCCGTTGATGATTGTAAAGTTTTTCTTGAACCTCCAATGTTTGTCTACGTACTCATTACCTGTTGTAAGTCCTAGTTGTATTTTCCCCTCGGCAAAATTATTTATCCATTGAAAGTCGCTATCATCTGAGGATAAGAAAGACATGTCCCCGCCAAGTAGTTTAAGCTCTCTAGTGATTTTATCTTCTTCCTGGATTGTCTCACGGATAGGAATGTTCTTCCCATACTCTAACCCATCACGAATCGTCATGCGTGCATGAAACTCACTATCAATCTCTCTCTTAGATATCTCATCCCATAAAACATGGACTGCTGTATCTTCAATCATACGACCCGCAGATATATATCCCCCTGCTAGACGTGCAGCCTTTAAAAGTGTAGCATGTTTATCACCTTCCTCCGCATTACGAATCATGTTTGCTAAGATCGCTACCTTGTTGTAGTCTGTCTCAAATGTTTGCTTTACTTCTTGAGGCGCATCAGATGCACGTTCTGTTATAAAAGCAGTAAAGGTTTTTGAATTCTCGTTAAGGTATAGTTCAGAATCGTAAGACTCAAAACAAGCACGAGACTCATTGATACCTGAAGGGTCAACCTCAAGGTTATACTGCTTTTCAAAGTAAGTTGTTAAGCCACGAAACTGATCTCTATGACGCTCATGAAACTTAATCTTAACCAAGGCTTTCAAACCATCACCACTAGGGGATATCCAACAAGCATACACGTGGTCATCTTGCGATATAATAGGTTTTGTTTTCTCTACGTCTAGGTGGTCAAAATCAAGAACTATTAACCCGCTATGTTCATGTAGGGACTCATCCTTACGCTCGGTAAACATACCCGACCATAATACGATAGGTAGTTCTGTCTTCTTAGACTTATCTCCCGCACGTACTTGCTCAACTAATTGTTGGCTCTTCCCAGAACGTATACGGCTTATTGCCTGGAGCGGGTTGAGGTAATGAGGTTCGTCCTTTTTGTAGACTGTTTGGTAAATCGTTACTTGTTTCATAGACATTGTTGGTTGTTTGGTGTTTTAACTCTCTTTGAAGATGCACAATAGCTTTTTCTATATCTTGAGTTATGGGGTTGTTTGGTTTTTTCCCCGCCCTCATTAGATAAGTCAAAGCCGTTCCAATATTATAATTATCCTCTGAGAAATCCAAGACAACATCCATTGCCTCAATATTCTTGTACTTTCCTTGATAATAATCTGGCATCTTATTTAAATTTAAATATTGGTTTTAGTTTTTCTGCTATAGCTTCTACGACATCTACCGTTACGGCGTTACCACATTGCTTATAGCGTTGTGATTTACTCACCTTTTTAACCTCTCCATCATAATCACCATACTCGGTGTGGTTATCAGGGAAGCCTTGTAACCTCTCCGTTTCAATAGGATGAAGCCTACGTATGCGGTAACCATCAAATAACGCTGCTGCGTTATGCTTAGGGTCAATTAGCGTAGGAGATATACTACGTAGCGACTTGTTGTATAAGTCCATCATTATAGGTGTCCCTTCAATGAATTTATCTTCGTTTTGGTCAATAGTTTTATTTACTGCTTGATAGGTATAATTCTTTTCCAACACGAACTGATCTGTGTATCCTACAATCTGCGGCTGAACGACTGCTTGGTCACACTTGGTGTCAAGAGTTTGTGCTTTTTGCTCACCTACCCTACCCCTACGTGTAGTGCTATTGATAGCAGTAAGGTTTATGCTATCTCCTACATAAGCCTCATCATACCCGCGTGAGTTAGCGCTCTTTACTCTAAGCGGTTCTTTTATGAGTTGGAGTCCGCTATGCATATCTGCTTGTCCCCTCGCTGTAAGGCATTTTGCAATGGTTTTTCGTGAGCTTTCCACACTAACATGTTCTCTATCTGAACCGTAGATAGGAAATATTCCTCTCCAATTTCTTCTAGGGGCATCAAGATATCCGACAAGGTAGACGCGCTCACGGTTTTGGGGTAAAAACCACGCTGTATTAAGCAATTGGAATTCAAGTCTATAGCCCCCAATGTTGGTAAACTCTTGGAGGATTGCCGCAAAATCTTGGCCAGAGTTTGAGGAGAAAGTTCCCTTAACATTTTCCCAGATAAAAACTCTTGGTCTACACTCGCTAATGAGGCGAATTGCTTCAAGGATAAGGCTTGATCTATCTCCTCCCATTCCTTTACGGTTTCCAGCAATGCTAAAATCTTGACAAGGGCTTCCGAAGGTGATAAGGTCAATTCTTGGGAGGTCTGCTCCACGAACATCTGTGACTGATCCGACATGTGTACTATTTTTAAATTTATGTTTATATACTGCGATTGCATGGGGGTCTACCTCTGAGAAATATGACTTTACCTTAAACCCTGCTTTTTCAAATCCAAGATGGAAACCACCTATACCTGAGAATAGGTCTAATTGATTAATTTTTTTCATTTTCTTTTTTCATTTTATAAATTAAAAACCCATTCCAAACCATCACCAATATTACTGCTAAAAGGACATCACTTACAGTCATAAATCAATAAACTTATAGTCACTAGGGTCAATCATATACATCGTTTGTATCCAATCCTTTTTTCTATCATGTATATCCTTTACAAACCAATCCTCATGTGTTGTTGTTGGTACAAGTATAGCGTGTGTAAGTTGTTTGTTAACTAGAAAGTACGCTGATGGTTTTTCTTTATGCCTGTCATAAGACTTCTTAGCACACACTATAATAGATTTCCATGGTATATCCTTATGTGAAGTCCATTCCCATGATTGATGCTTTACTTCTATTTTCTCAGTCTTTTCATCCCGATGCAATATAATATCACAATCATCTATATTAGACTTATACTCAGATAAATCCTTAGCTATATGCAAAGCGGGTATTGTAATTGTGTATTTAAATGCGTGCAAGTACATCGCAACCCTCCATACCGCACCCGAAGATTTGCTAAGATTTTTAACGTAGTCATCCCAGGCTTCTTTAGTTATTACGTTCATCCTCTAATACTATTTTAAGTTGAGAAAGCTCATTGGTATCCATATCTAAAATCATCTCTAAATTAGATTGAATACGTGTAAATAAATTTGAATCAGTATTATCTAGGCTTTGGAGAGGCTCGTCAATAACTTTTTCTATTGACTTCTCAAGATTATTAATTTGGTTTTTTATTTTATGTTTATAGAGCATAGTACCTTTCATGGTGTCCATTTGCTCTAATACCGCTTGCATCAATGCTATAAGCTTAACCGCGTCTTTAAAAGCTTGGGGAGATTTATTCATTCTCTATTCCGTTTTGATCCAGATCTCTCTGCATTAATTCTATTATTGTCATCTCTCTTTGGTGTTAAAGGTTTAAAAGAGGGGTCAGCTTGTATTTAACCTAAAGTGTTTCCCTTCAAGGGATTAATTTATAGTGAACTGCCCCTCTCTTTTAATTTCCTTGATGTAATTAATCTTTTGTATCGGTAAAGTGTACGCTTGGATATGCCTAGTGCCATTGCTACTTGTTCATCTTTTCTATATCTAGAAAGGGCTATACGAACCAAGTATAAATGGTTGTCCTGTATATTTAGATTATTCGTCATCTTCTGAAATATTTATTACAATCTCTTCTTTACCTCTTTTTAAGAGTATGCCTCTTAATTTCCTAGCCTTATCTATGGTGTTATAAGTTCCGTATACAACACCCTTACATATAACTTTAAATAGTTTTTTCATATTAGGTTTTTTAGTCTTAATAATTCTTTCTCTAGCCTCTTGTTTCTTTCGTAGACTTCTTTGTTAGTCTTCTTTAAAAAAGTATTCTCTACCTTTATTTTATGAGGAATAGAATTGATTTTTTCAGTTAAAAGATTAACCTCTATTATCTTCATTCTTAATCTCTCAGAGGTGTTAACTAGCCGAAACCTTAATTCACGTAAGTCAGTTATTTTTTCTGCCTCTCTATTTATACCTCTAACAGCTAGGACTTTCTTTATACCATGGTAAACTTCCTCGTAAGTATCTTCGTAGGTAGGTAAGAATAAGCAGTTGCTTCCGTGGTTCTTAATAGCATGAAGAACTGTTGCGTGATCTTTACCTAATATGCTACCGATATCTGTTAAAGAAAGATTACTTAACTCTCTTACACTTGCAAATAGAGAATGCTTTAATATAACGTTGTGCCTTCTTCTATCGTTAATAAAGCCATTGTCTGATGAATATGTATTCCACCATCCTACTATGGCTTGAAACTCCCCTGAGTGTTTCATCATTTGATTAAAATTAACTTTACCTGTCTTCATATGTTTTTATTTCTATATAGTCTTTAGCAAATCTTACATTCTTTGCTTGATTATTTTTTGTTGCAGTCATTCTAAGTCTAACGCTATGAATGAATTGGCTTTTATGGATATAGTAACACGTGTCTGTGTCTGGGCAAAAGATAGCTAGTATATCAAATTCAATATTGCTTACAACTTTTTCCTTGCCTTTAACAATTCTAGGAGATGACTCTATGCACCCATCTACCATGTGTAAATACTTGACTTGTATTTTGTAAAAGAACCCTTTTATGGACACAACAAGATCATAAGGAAGCGAATCCAATAAAGGCTTATGTACGCGGTGTCCTTTATTGATTAAGTCAGCAACAACTCTATGCTCACCTATCGCTCCTTTTTCATAACTCTTCACACTTAATCGTCTAAAGAATCTTTGACTAATCTATTGATTTTTTCAGGATCAAGCTCATGAATGCTACGAAGCTTTTTTCGCTCCTTTAGTTTTGCCTTATCATACTCTGATCTAGAACTATCAGAGCCTAAATTGGCGAACATCAATGCATTTTGTTTAAGAACACAATCTATGATGCGTTTATGTTCAGGATTATCGGTATAAGGCATAATTAAATTTATTTGATACTAATTTATGTATAAAAGAAGCTATTTCCAAGATATCTTGTTGAAATTATGTTAATAACCATGAGTTTTCTCACTCCCTTGTATTTTTTAGGGTAAACACGAGCCTCTAACTGCTTCAACATTAGGCTATTCATGTTTATTTTATGAGGTTTATTCTCTGGACCTATAACCCAAGTATCAATACGCTGAATATTTGTTTTCTTTATCCCTTTATGGTACGAAACCAATACTTCGTTATAATGAATCTCTCTCATGGCTTATCTCAACTTTTTCTTTTAGTTTAATATGAGGCACAATGTCTTGAACTTTGAACGGTCTGCTTACGATTTCATACACATCTTGTGTACGTAGCAGTACAAGGTTGTCTCCAGGTTTATCAGCAAACACTAAACATAGATAATCTGAGATACTGTTGATTGAGATACTTATATCCCCTTGAAACTTTTCTAAGATCACGCCTTCAAACGTTATCTTTTTCCCCTTTTGCTTACCCAAAAAAAAGGGAGGTTCAAGTGCTAACACCTCAACCCCCCAATTCATTTGAGCAAATAATGCTATTGCATTACTCCACTTAGAATGGTAAGCCATCGCTACCTCCAAATGCTTCTTTAGGTGAACCAGCATTACTGCTACCACCTTTGTCTCCCCATGTGTTAGGGTCTTGAACTTCAGCATAAAGGCTACCCTTCTTTGAAGTCTTCAACTCTAAATAAACACGTCTTGGTTTATCAGCATCTTTAGGAGTAGAAGCATACTTCTTGATGTCTTCTAGTTCGTTAAGAGTGAAGTTGAATTTACCAACTATACTTACTTTACTGAGGTCTAGTTCCTCATACTTTCTTGTGGAATCATTCCACTTCTTCAACGGCTCAAAAAAGCCTGCAAATACCTTGTCGTTAGACATAACATTAATTTTAAAGGTTAATTAAATTTCTTTGTAAATAGCAAAAGACGATGTCTCTTTCTCAGGTGAATCCAACCATTTTGTAATGTTGGTAATGGCTGACCAAAACTTCGCCTCACCTACTGATAGGGTGCGTTGTGAAGCTTTGTATACCGCCACAGTGTATGGTGATGTTTTTGCTTGAGCAACCCAATAGAAATTAGGTTCTTGTTCAACATGACTATAGATGAATGCTTGAATATCATAAGACATCTTACCTACATCCCATTTGAATCCCGATAAGCTACGTGTAGTCTTTGAGTCCGTAATGAAACCATCACCACGTACATCTAAAAATCCGCGAATAGGTATATCATCAATCCAATCTACAATTTCATATTGAGCTTTGCCTTGTAGAAATCTACGGACAGGAATCATTTCACCGGTTTCGGGGTTCATTATCTCTGACTCATCTAAACGTGTTATCATCTCTTCAGCTTGAATAATCAAGTCTTCCGTTATGACACGCTTACCACCCTCATTGGCAACAAAACTCTCCTCGGCCATCCAATCCTTATACTTTTTTGTAGACCTAGGCTTAGAGCCACCAATCTCCTGGACTATTTTCTCATCATAGATAACATGAAATTCATTGTTAAATGTGTCTGGTTCTAACAATAGCTTGTCGTATACATTACCAAAAGTAAACGCGTCACTTTGTTTGTATAGTTGACCCCTCATGTAAAGCTCAAAGGTCTTCATGTCTTGTTGATCTGCCCCATCGGCGGCAAATTTAACAGCGGAATAGGAAAGATATCCTTTCCCCGTTCGCTCCATAAGTTTAGTAGCGAAGTCCACTAAACAAACTTTCTTAAAGCAGTCTTTTGCTTGTCGCTAAAGTTCTTTCCGTACTTAACTAACACTTGGTTGTAAGCGGTTTCTTTTGCAGACTTGCTATTTGCACTCTTAATGTATTCTACTGATTTTCCAAACACATCCGTGTCGTTGGCAGGAACATTTCCGCTAGTAGGTTTTGCATTTTGATTAGCTATAGCTATAGAAACCTCGGAGCTTGATGCAATAGATGTATCTATACCGATACCTAAGTTAGCTAAGGCACGACCCCATGCCGATGTCTCACAATTCTCTACATAAGAGGTAGAGTTAATGCGTGAAGCACCTTTCTCTTCATAGGCTATACCTGTTGCAACTATGCGATCAGATACATCTTTAATAATAGCCTTAATACAAACCGTGTCGTTGGTGAGATGCACCATCTCTGACTCTAAGCAGTAACCTTTGTACTGCTCGTCTAAACGAAAGAATTTTATTCTCTCATTTACTTCAACATAGGCTTTGCCTTTAATGTTGGTTGTTTTGAACTGATAGTTCGCCATAGTAAATTGTTTAATTAAATTATATAGTTAGCCCCTTATGTGATTATGTGTGGGCGCTTGGGTGCGCCACACGAGAGCAACGTAATTTGTTCAGGGAAGTTAGAATTTTTAAACCGAAAAGTCAAGTTTCCTAATCACCTGGTCTTGAATACTTTATCTACTTTCACTAGTCGTGAGGTAGTGAAGAAAACGACAGATAACGTGAACAACACCACTAATGTAGTCACACTTTGTACTTGAAAAGTAATAACCGCTACCCAAAAAAACATCATGGATAACCCTTCTAACCCACCTCTAACGTGGGATTTTGCTGAATAAACTCTCATAGACTTAAAGTATTAGTTTAACTGAATTATATAAGTTCCTCAACCAGAACTAGTTGGAGGTCGGACACCATGTCCTCTATCATTGACTGAATATTTTTTTGCATTGACTTAGTGATCTTATCTTCCTTCAAGTTTTGCCTTAACCATTCACGTGTAACTCCTAGCCTATCAGATATATGCGTCATTGGAACTCCATAGTTTTTGTTTAAGTGCTTGATTAGGTAGACCGCTCTCACAGGATCAATAGGCACTTTGCCTTCTACCTTGTTAATCATCCTTTGCAATTCAAGTTGTGATTGTAGAGCGGTAACCCTGGCCTCTAGGTAATCGGTGACTGTTGTCATATCTTTTGTTTTTCTTGTGAAACATTTACTTCAATATTTGCTACAATTTCTTCAATTTGCTTTGCAACATTGTATAAGTATTGATTGCCCATAACATCTCCATACGTAGATATTAGTTCTAGTTTTTGGTTTAAAGTCTCAAACGACTTGTTAAGGTTTCCCATATTAAAATTGATTAAAGTTAGTGGACAAGCGAGGATTTGAACCTCTGTTTTACATCCAAGGGATGTTAACTAACGACTTTGCTAAACGTATAAAGCATTCCGACCACCAAGGTAGCACTTGTCCTTTTTATTGATTAAAACCGAGGAGCGATGCTCCCCTTATACTATAATAAAAACCTCCACTTAAAGTGTTGATTCATTTTCATGTTGAAGATCATCTCACCATAAATATCGGTTAGACTATTTTCACTCATGTACTTATACTTACCCGCTTTATACCCATAAGTATTAAACACGTTAGTATCTCCAACTCTCCTTACCCATATAAGTAACATATACAAAATGTATTGGTTAAGACCGAATAGGCGAGTGCCCATTCATTGTTGATTGAGATTTTACCACGCCATCATGGCGAGTCCTCGGTCAAAATCAAGGTACTCCTGGAAATTATTGACCGCTCCCAGGCTATCCATGTTAGGTACTAAAACACACGCATTGACATTAGGGTTGTCATATGGTCGTCCATTACTATCCGACAATCCTTTACCAAAAGCAATTGCTCTTCTACGAGCTTGTGCTTTATTAATTGCGTTCACGGTGTTACCACCACCACCTTCCCAAGCGAATGTGTACAACATCTCTCCTTGAGGGTTACGATACTTCTTTGGCATAATTTATAATTAAAGGTTAAGACCGAAGTCGCTATGCGACTTCTTTATGTTAAACAAGGTTGGTAGGTATTGCGTTATCTTCAGCCCATTGGCTTAAAAGACTTAACAATTTTTCAGGGCTTCCTTTAAAGTCCCCATCTCTACAAGTTATCATCCAAGTAGAGAGTTCATTTCTCACCTCTTCTAATGTTAGCACTCTTTCATTGTTTTTCATAAGACTTTTATTTATGATTAAAACCACCCCCTACTTATAGGAGGTTTCTTTTTGGTTACACTATAATATTTCAACAATCCTTGGGTCTACTTTGTCAAAGATAGAACCATCTCTATATCTATCCATTTCATCCTCCGACCACCATACATTTATATAGCCTATGTTATTGATGTCAACTCTATAAACTTTTTTCACCTCATTGGTTTTTGGATGTATTATAGTGTCACCACTTTGTAACTCGCATGTGTAAATAATTATTCTCATAAGACTTTTATTTATGGTTAAAACCATAGATGCAATGCACCTATAGGTCTTCAATGAATGTAGCATAAAGGTCATAGAGGTAATCCGTATCCTTTAGCTCTTCTTGGCTCAAGTTATGAGCGTTTACAAATCTCACGAATGCTATACACAATTCAGGTGTATATTCCGAATGTAAATCTAACATAGTTATATAATTTTGGTTAAGACCACCGACCAAAGTCGGGGTTGTTTTCTATTACTTCTCATTGATACGTTCACATGCTTTTTCAAGCATCTCCTCTTGAACTTCGTTAATGAAATTCATTCTCACATGTAGAGGCATCATCAAATCCATAAGGTTAGACACATAGCTATTACATAGCCCACCAAACTCGTTGAAATCATAGAATTCATGAATCAAATCTACTAGCGATTCTTTAGTGATCTTATCGTCTAGCAATAATTGCTCGGATACGTGGTCGTGGAATGAGATGTCATTCTCCATAGCATTCTCAATATCCCACACACCATTCATCACAACTTGTAATTTCAATGAGTTAATCAATGATTCGTTAATTGTTTTCATATAACATATAATTTTGGTTAAGACCTAGGTGCTATGCACCTTGGTATTCAAAAAACATACTTGCATATTCATCAAGTCGTTCTCTTGTTACTAATACTCCATCGGGATTGCAATCTCCACCAAACTCACTAAAGCACTCCGCTCTCATGATTGTGATTAAGTCGTTCTTAGCACCTTTGATTTTCTCATCGTTTGCTAGTTCAATCAATCGGTTGAAGGTGTGTTGTAATTCATAGGTGTTGTCAATCCATATAGCAACACTCCAAGCCTCATAAGAGGTGTATCCATTGTAAGACATAATAAAATATTTAGGTTAAGACCGAGAGACTTAGAGCCTCTCCTTGCAATAGCGAACCGCTACTTGTTCACGAATTTGAGACTTGCTCAATGCGTGGAGTTGGTCGTAGTTCATACCCCAAATCTCTTGAGTAACTACATTCTTGTGAGCCTCAAAGAAACTAGGGTAGTTGACAAATTCACTACCATCTCTCATTAGCCAATTGTGGTGATAATACTTCTTCTTTTCCATAAGACATATAGATTGGTTAAAACCCCACCCGAAGGTGGTTCACGGTGAAGTCCAGGATTACCTGGATTTTAGAATAAATTACTAGACGTTACGCGCCTACTATACACGCTACCCTTGATAGCTAACAATACACCATCAAAGATTTTTTGATTGGTATTGTATTCAAAGATGTTGTCGGGTAATAAGTCATTACTTCTCCACCCACATTGTAAGTTTGAAAGTGAATGAGCCATCCTCGTTTTAGGGTCTACTAGTGAGTAGCTAACACTTCCTAAATCCGTATTGATGTACACATTCAAAGTTAGTTTGTTGTGTAAATCATCACTAAACTTGACTTGAGCAATTAATCTTTTCATAAGACATATAATTTTGGTTAAAACCCCCACCTAAGTGGAGTTGATTGAGAATTAATCATCGCATCCGCAATCCCAACATAATCCGTTGTTTAGCATTGATGAAGGTAGCACCTTGCGACACGTCTCTCCTTCACAAGTAGATTCGGATTCTTCACTTAATTCAACATCTATTGCACCAAGTATTGAATCTAATTCATCCCTCAATTCATGTATGTGTTTGATTTGATTATTCACATAGAGAGGTTCATCATACTTAATAATCTCCAAGGCAATCATGTTGAAGTGTTCACCGCCTTCATCATCCGTTGCATTAGGGCAATAGACTACGAACCATGTGTCATCATCAATGCTAAAGAATTGATTGTTACACGGCGAATTGTAATCCAACGTACCGCTAGAGGACATACTTCTATCGGATTCAATAGCGCTTACAATTTTATTCATAAGCACGTCTTGCACTTTAATAGGTAAATACATAAAGCATATAATTTTAGGTTAAAACCATAGGTGCAATGCACCTACTAGTCTACTAGGCTAAAGAGAATACGTGGTCAAACTCCAACATAGTTTTGTTGGTTACCGATTTATTTTTGTTCGCCTCTATCAAAAGATTTGTGATAGCATCTTGCAAAGCGAATAGAGTGTCTTGGTCAAGCATATCGGAATACAATAGTCCACTTTCATTTGCGATTAGTGCTAATTTTTTAGCGAATTGATTGGTTGTCATAAAGCATATAATTTTAGGTTAAGACCCCCACCGAAGTGGGTTGGTTTAGTATCCATGCTCAAGAACATAGTTATCCAATACCTCAATGAGATAATCCCCATTGGTAGTATTGAAGTAATCCGAATCATCGCCACGCTCATTCCAAACAAAAGTGAATATCTTCTTACCCTCATCTAATACAACTACCGCTATATTATCATGTCCTACTTGTAACGTCAAAACAATATTGCCTTCATGATTGAAGTGCATATCATACTCACCTAAAGGAAATCCTACACCTTCAAGTTGCAAAAAGAATTTAGTAATCATAACATATATTTAATTGGTTAAAACCAAGCACCCACGATTAAGTGAATGCTTAGTTGGTTTCGGCTAATTTGTTAATGTAGGCTCTACTAGAATACCCTTAACGACCACAATAACCCCCTTCAAGCCACTCACTAAAGAGTACGCAAAATGCGTTCATCAGTTAACCTTGGGGTGTGGCGCAACTTACTTTGTGATGACATATTACTAGGGTCTACTACTTCTTCAACCTCAACTTTCATAGCATATCGTGTGGTACACGTACCACCAAAGAGTGCAACCCCCGAAGGGGTAGCGTTGCATTTACCAACAAACAAAGAACGTGTGTCGTTCCGAAGAACTTAACAAAGGTAATGGTATCCACACCATATATGCAAACCATAGTTGACTATAGTGTTGAGGCACACTATTGATTTCTACCGCTAAAGCCCTGGAGATTAAAGAGTTAAGCGCCCTATAGTTTATTTCACTTTAAGTATACATTTGACATTATATACCTAGAGCCTAACATTATGATAGGAGTATGATACTAGTAAACAATGCATACCCATCGTAAGGAGTTCACGGTGAGGAGTTTAAGTATGGTGAGTTCAAGGGGGGATTGTTGTCACACCAACTAAGACTCTGGTTTTTAATGAGTTAGGTGTAGCGAGTTGAGGTGATTGTATTATGTATATGGTGTAGATCACTCTATACTAGTGAGTTAGCCCCCAAGAGGTGAAGTAAACCTTGAAATGTTTGGGGTTAAAGTCCTGGAAATGAGGGGGTTGGGTCTAGGATTCCGTTTTGGGTTCGGGTCGCACGCGTTGTTATTATACTATAATCCCCCAGGTACGTAGAACTCATATTTTATTATATCCCCTAAAGCATGGACTATCATTGAGATAGCGGAGTTTAGTTAAAGTGATACTTTAAGTGTTTAAGATCCTGGAGGGTGTTTTGAGCGGTACTAAAAGAATAGGGTGCAAAATGAATTCAATGCGCCCGTATACAACTACTGTTGTGTTTGATAAAGAGAGTAAGTAAGTTTATGTGTGTTTCATCTTACTTTTTTGAAAGATATGTTTTCTTTCTTAAAAGCGAAGGTACAACTTTTTAAGGACAATGTCAATAGTAAAGTACTGCTTTAAGTTAGGTTATGTAGTGTTCTGATTATCAGTATATTTGCGTTATATGAAGGCAAGAAAAAGTACATCACAGTTCTATAAGGACAACCCTGAGTCGGCAGAAAAGCGTAGAAAAGCCCAGCGTAAGATCAATAGACGACCAGAGAAGAGGAAGTATCGTGCCGAGCTTGTTAAGAAGCGTAGAGATGCTGGGCGTTATGGTAATGGTGATGGAATGGATTATGACCATACTGAGAAGAAGTTTATAACTGCTAAAAAGAATAGGAGCAAGAAATGAAACCACTAAAGAAAGTCCCTAGCGACAAAAAAGGATTAGGCAAGCTACCAACACCAGTACGCAATAAGATGGGGTACATGAAGAAAGGTGGCAAAGTATATAAGGCAGGCGGAAAAGCACCAGTTGATCCACCTAATACAAGTTCTGAGAGTAAGTCAAAATACAGGATTGGTGATATGAACTTTCAAGGAGAAGAAGCTGACCGATTGATTGCCTTTAAAGAGCATCTAGATAACGACTTCTCAAACCTAGATTTATTTCAAAAGACGGAACAAGTTGAAAAGTTCATAAATTCAAAGGGACATAAGAGTAGTGAGTCTATGAAAGCTTATAACGTAGACCCTAATTTAAAGAATGCAAAATCCCCTTCATTGAAAGACGACTTTGAAAGCGCATTTGGAGATTCTCCTTTTGGGGGTTCTGACCCTTTTGCTGACGACCCTGATATAAAGCGTATGAAAGAAGAGGCTGCTGCTCGTGATAATAAAAAAGGTAGAAGAAAAAAATTCACCAATGGGGGCAAAGTATTAAGTAACTACAAGAAAGGTGGTAAGGTTAAGAAGAAAGGGATGACTACCGATGAACGCAAACTCAAGTATATGGGTTCTGTATATGATAAACAGGATAAAGAGCAGATAAATGCAAGTGCTGAAGATTATGTAAAAGTTATGGCCTCTAGGGGATATAGCGATACGCCTTACGATGAAAGAAACAAACAAGCAAGGTCGTATGCGGATTACAATGAAAGAAAAAGAGAAAAAAATATTTACAAGCCTGCTAGAGCTGAAGCTTCTAAGAGGTTTGACAAGAACACAAGGTATGATGACTTATTAGGTCGTGCTACAAACCCTGATAAGAAGTACGAAAAAGGGGGCAAATTTTCTAAACCTCACAATATGTACAAGGATGGTAAATCAGTAATAGCTAAGACAATTGCAGACCACTTAAAACTCAAGAAACAAGGATATAATCACAAGAAGCCTTAATCCTCTAACATTCTATAGAATTGCCGAATGAGTAATCGGGCTTTCTGCGTTAATGCGTAGCGAACTCGGTAGCTCATTTTGCTTTCTTCATAGAAAAGATGCTCCTCATGGGTCATATTCTTAGGTGATAACCTATCAAAGTGCTTATATACTAAGTCTTTCTTCATCCCAGGGTATATAAACAGCTCCTTTACCTTCCTACTACTACGGTTTTGCTGTTCAGCTACGTAATCAGCAGTCCAAAACTCTAAATCATAGGTGAAAAGCATAATCATCATGAATGTGTAGTTTAAATCGTGTTCACTACGCATGTATTTGAGTGATAAGTCTAAGTTTTTCAACTTATTACGTTCTTTATTGTACTCGTAGGAGCGGAGTTTAGCGAATTCTCGCATCTTCTTCTTCTTACTCCTCTTTGACTTCATTTAATTCCCTATTTTTGATAAAAATACTAATTAAGATGACCAACATAGAACTTTTTCTACAAGAATTCACCGAAAAAGCTAGAGAAATGACAGCTTTATTGGAGAAATACAAACTTGAGGAAGAGGTTACCATGGCTATAGGCGCTTCACATACTATATGGGATGTAGATGAGCCTAAAGTACAGATCGCATTCACTTCTAACGCTCCTAGTCTTGAAGATTTTGATGAATTACTTTGTTACATTCAAGAGGCAACAGAAACTTATGAAAGTCCAAAAGAAGGGACTATAGATTGGTGGATAGATAAGTTTGGTGATGGAACGCTAAATTAAGATGGATTTAATACGTAAGATTGTAATCGGGCAAAACCCGAAAGATGCTATGGCATATTATGTAGGTATGCGCGTAGGGGATAGTAGAATAGTAGTAATTGAATTTAATGAAAGAGGGTACTACAAAAATGGCGAGCGTTGCTACAAGATATACATTGAAAATCCAGAACATGGCACAATGTTTTGGAAGGAGATTGTAAATGCGCCCTGTATCATAGAGTACGACCTCAATTTTTAGTATGAAAGCATTAAGTATGTTTATCGTCCGACTTCCGCAGAAGTTCAAGGACACGATTTCTATTGCAGGGCAAGAGATGTACCTCGCTTCAAAATTTGATGAATTCGGTAATCGTATAAACTATGCGGAGATAGTATCTACTCCTGCACGTTTTGAGACGAAAGCTTCCGTTGGAGACATATTGTATTTCCATCACCATGTGTGTGTAGAAAAAAAACTTCATTTAGAAGACGACCTATATATGGTCCAGTACGACCCTAATGGCGGTTATGGTTCTCACGCATACGCGTATGAAACAAAAGACGGAAACATTCATATGTTATCGGATTGGGTTTTTATAGAGCAACCACAAAAAGCTACCGAAAAAATAGTAGAGGGAATCATAATCTTAGAAGAAGATGCCGATGCGGATCACGGATTCGTTAAATACGCTAATAGTGAGCTTAAATACCTAGGCGCAAACGTAGGTGATAAAGTTTATTTTTCAAAACATTCAGATTACGCCATGGAGGTTAAAGGTGAGACTCTTTGGAGAATGAGGAATGACGACTTGTTATATTCTCACAATGGCTAAAAGAAGAAAATTTAGTTCATTAAACGCTGCCGAGAGATTATTAAACTCTATGGAGATAGCTATAGATAATATGATTGAAGAGATAAAGAAGCCTGTAGACCCTGACCTTAATGGTTCGGGACGTAAAGCGGAGCTTCAGTCTATAAAGCAAACAGCAGTAGATGCGCGTGAACTACTACAAGAGCGTCAACGCCTTGAGGAGATGATAAGATCATTAAAAGACAGCGGGGGAATGACAGAGGATAACGATTTCTCTGGAGGGTTTGCGGAAAGGTTTAGTAAATAATGGCAGGACTAGTAGACATAGAGGACTACGAAGACAAAGTCGTCAATGTATGTGTAGATAATACCGTAGGTGAGGTTATAGAGATATCTGATTTATTTATACAATTACCTAAAGTCCCTAAAAAAAAAGACATATTATTTCACGACTTACCTAAGAAAGAGCAGTATTGGCGCAGGACACCGATGCCTAAAGATTTACTGTATATACGTTCTATGGATGAATGGGCAGAAAGTCCTAGAGAGTTTCGTGCTACACATACGCCATATATTCAAAATGAATTTAAACGTAGGCGTGAGGGTGTGTGGTTTTACAATAACGGTAAACCTACCTATCTAACAGGGAGGCATTACATGATGCTTCAATGGAGTAAAATTGATATAGGATATCCATCTTTTTTAGATTTTCAGCGTAGGCTATTCACTCACTTCCTTGCATGTGAGATGGACAACAGGTCATTAGGACAGATATACACTAAGTGTAGACGTTCTGGATATACCAATATGAGTGCTTGTATTGAGGTTGACGAGGGTACACAAGTAAAAGAGAAGCTTTTAGGTATCATGTCAAAGACAGGGAAAGATGCCCAGGAGAATATCTTCATGAAGAAAGTCGTTCCCATATTCAAGAGTTATCCGTTTTTCTTTAAACCTATACAAGATGGTACAACCAATCCACGTATGGAGCTTGCATTTCGCGAACCAAGTAAAAGGATAACAAAGAACAACAAAACCTCTCATAAAGGCGAGGCATTAGATACTATCGTCAATTGGAAAAACACTACTGCTAACGCATATGATGGTGAAAAACTTCACATGTTATACCTTGATGAAGCAGGAAAATGGGAACGACCACTAGATATTCAAGATGTATGGCGTATACATAGAACGTGTCTTATTGTTGGGCGAAGGGTTATTGGTAAGGCATTGGTAGGGTCTACCGTGAACCCTTTAGACCGTGGAGGAACGCCTTTTAAAAAGTTGTACTATAGCTCAGATCCTTATGAGAGAAACGAGAATGGTAGAACAAAAAGCGGGCTATATAAGATATTCATACCTGCATATGATGCGCTTGAGGGATTCTTTGATAAACACGGAAACGCTGTTATCAACGACCCAGAAGAACCCGTGGAAGGATTGGACGGAGAGACTATAACCATAGGTGCAAAGACTTACTTACAGAATGAGCGAAAAGCACTAATGAGTGATCCCTATGAATTGAACGAAGTCATACGTCAGTTTCCTTTCTCAGAAGATGAAGCTTTCCGCGACTCCACAAAATCATCTCACTTTAACATAGGTAAGATATACGAGCAGATAGCTAACAATGAAGAGCTATATCCATCACCTGTTGTGCGAGGAAACTTTATGTGGAAAGATGGGGTCCAGGACAGTGAAGTGTTATGGGCTCCAGATAAAAATGGTAAGTGGCGTGTATCTTGGCTACCGCCAAGTGAGGTGAGAAACAAGAAAATAGCTAAATATGGAAAGATTGCCCCAGGCAATAGTTTGATTGGAGTTGGTGGGGTAGATAGTTATGATATTGACAAGACTGTAGATGGTCGTGGTTCTAAAGGTGCTTGTCACTTTTACAATAAATTTAGTATGCAGTACCCCTCAAATATATTTGTAGCGGAATATGCTGAAAGACCACCATTAGCTAGAATATTTTATGAGGACATATTAATGGCTTCTATTTTTTATGGATATCCATTGTTGATTGAGAATAACAAATACGGCATAGTTAGATACTTTGAATCAAGGGGGTATGATGAGTATGTTATGAATAGACCTGAACACCTAACCCCACCAGGTGCAGTGCAGAACGTAAAAACAAAAGGTATACCATCCAACTCTAAAGATGTAATACAAGCTCATGCCCAAGCGATAGAAGCCTATGTGCATGAACACGTGGGTTTGCATAATGAGACAGGAAACTACGGAAGGATGTATTTCAATAGAACTTTAGAAGACTGGATTGGATTTAATATTGACGACAGAACAAAGTTTGATATGTCTATATCTTCTGGGCTAGCCTTACTCGCTTCACAGAAAATTATTAAAGAAGTGAAGAAGAAAGAAAACAATGATCAGGTGTTTTTCCGAAGATTCAAGGCTAGGGATTTGTAAATAATTGGCTACCATGTATTTAGTATATTTGTAGCAAAGTGGGTTTACCAATATACTGAATATGTCAAGTACAAAGAACTACGGAAGTTTCCCCGACCCGTTAGCATCGTTTGTTGAAAAATCAGCCAAGTCTTACGGACTAAAGTACGCACGTGCTATCGTAAGTCAATGGGGTTCTTCAAATGAGTCTAACTCTCTCTATGGTCGTAGAATGAAAGAATTCAACACGAATAGAGATTATGCAAACGGCTCTCAAGCTACGTCAAAATATAAACAAGTACTAAACTCTCTTGATCCGAATAACGGAGATGGGACGTTATTAAATATTGATTGGTCACCTGTACCTATTATCCCCAAGTTTGTAAAAATCGTGGTCAATAAGATTCTTTCAAGAGAGCCTTATCCAAACCTTGAAGCAGTAGACCCTTTGTCTCTAACAGAGAAAGAACGTAAAAAAGCTGAGGTAAAAGCAGGTGTTGAGAATCGCGAATTCTTTAATAAAATGAAGGAAGCGGGATTAAATCCAGGGATAGACGTAGATCAAATACCAGACACTGCTGAAGAAGCTGAGATATTTCTTGATACTAATATTAAAGTATCATCAGAGATTGCAGCTCAAATAGCTACAAACTTAACATTACAATGGAATGACTTCCCCTCAAAAATATATCGTAGAGCGGTTGAAGACTTAGTCTCTGTAGGGATGGCTGTAGTTAAAAGAGATAACGATCCTAACTACGGAATTACTACTAAATATGTAGACCCAGAGTATTTCGTGCATTCTAAAACTGAAGACGCAACAATGTCCGATTTAAACTATGCGGGACATATTTCAAGAATAACTATTGAAGAGTTAAAACGTATTTCAAGAGGCCAGTTTGAAGAAGAAGAATATGAAGAGATGGCTCGTCAAGTAAAAAATCGTTACTCCAATGACCCTACAAGATTAGGGAATAGTAGTTACGATGAAAGCTCAAACAAAAACGTTTTCGGATATGACAGCTATGTAATAGAGGTTCTTGATTTTGAATTCATGTCTACTGACTGTCTTCATTTTGAAGAAAAAGAATCTCGTTTCGGAAATGTAGGCTTCTACTACAAGGGTCAAGAAGAGGTTAATATACCATCGGGTAGTGTTTTTGAACGTAAGGCACATAAGATGGAACATGCAACTGTCTATGGAGGAAAGTTTGTTGTAGGAACTAAGTACATGTTTAATTACGGATTGAAGAAGAATTTACCACGTAATATTCATGATATCACTCGTACTCGTATGAGCTATTCCGTTATAGCTACAAACTTGCGTAAGATGATGCCTAAGAGTATGGTTTCTAGTATCAAGCAGTATGCTGATATGATGCAACTAGCTCATTTAAAATTGCAACAATCTGTTGCTAAGGCAAAACCAGACGGACTTATTATTGATGTTGAAGGTTTAGAAAACGTACAACTTGGTAAGGGTGGAGACTTGCAACCACTAGAGATACAAGATATATACGAGCAGACTGGTGTATTTTATTACCGCTCAAAAAACCCAGAGGGTGGGTTTCAAAACCCTCCTGTTCGGGAGATTGGAAACGCAATACGTAACATCCAAGAGTTAATTGGAATATATAATCAATACCTAAATATGATTCGTGATACCACGGGTCTTAACGAGGTTGTTGATGGATCAACTCCAAAGGGTGACTCTCTCGTGGGCGTTAGACAACAAGCGATATCTGCTTCTAATAATGCTATATACGATATTACTCATTCATCACAAGTGCTTTATAAAAGAGTTTGCGAGGATATTGTAAAATGTCTTCAAGTATTACCTCAAGAGTCTATACTATATAAAGTATATGAGAAAGCAGTAGGAGAAACGAACATGGCTATGCTTTCTTCGTTTAAGGACTTACCTATGTTCAACTTCGGTGTTAGTGTTGTGACCAACATGAATGACGAGGATAGAATGTACTTAGAGCAAAACATTGCACAATCTATTGCACAAGGTGAATTAGATATTGAAGATGCTCTAGCCATACGTAGATTAAAGGATGTAGATCAAGCAGAACGTTTGTTAGTTGTAAGACGTAAAAAAAGAATGAAGCTACGTCAAGAAATGGCTCAACAAAATTCTCAAATGCAAGCTCAAGCTAACCAGCAGACGGCTCAGGTTTCAGCTCAACTAGACTCGCAAAAAATGCAGATGGAGGCTCAGTTAGAATCTCAAAAAACTCAGTTAGAAACTCAAATGAAAGCCCAATTATTAGAAATAGAGTATGGGTATAAGATGGAGTTAGAAAAAATTAAATCTCAAACTCGTGATTTAAACCTAGATCGTCAATACGGATTTCAACAGAGCGCTGAGGATAAAAAAGAAAAAGCGAAAGACAGTCGCATTAAAAAACAAGCGGTTGAACAGTCTAAACTTGTTTCTCAACGTCAAGGTAAAAGAGGTGAGTTAACTGAAGATCAAGATGATGACTTGCTTTCACAACTATTTGATAACCAGTAAATTATTACCTTTGTAACATGGCTACACAGATAAACTTAGACAGTGCTACAAGAGTAGACGTAACATGCAGGAAGGGTGACACCTTTGAATTAGAATTCACATTTTCTGATGACGCTGGAGATACTATAAATCTAACTGGGTATACCTGGAAGATGGATGTAAAAGAAACAGACACCTCATCTTCAGACGTTATAGCTGATAGCTCTTTTTCATACACAGGCACAGTTTTAGGGGTGCTAACAATAACCGCTTCAGCATCAGTTATGGCAGCGGTAAGCGGTGGGTTATATGTTTACGACCTGCAATCAACTAATTCAGGTGTTGTGAAAACCTGGGTATATGGAATATTCAAGATAAACGAAGACGTTAGTGAGTAACATACAGGTTAACAACGGACAGTCAACTAGCATTAGTGGTATATCTACCACCAATACTTCCTTGGCTATAAAAGAGTCCTCTATAAATGTTAGCATTGCTAAAACCGGTGGGGATAAAAATTACGTTCATAGTCAAGACTCCCCAAGTGCGTCTTGGACTGTAACACACAACTTAAATAAAAGAGCTTCTGTGTCTGTTGTTGATTCAGCGGGAACAGTTATTATATGCGATGTAGACTATGTATCTGACAATC